AAGCATCTGTTTCAAGTGGGCCTAGATCAGCATAATTTCCCGTGGGGAATACAACGCCTGTTCCAAATTCTAATATATCTAAACGAGCTTCTATTGCAGCAGAATCCGTGTGATTCGCTACAGCAACTATCCCTGTTGACGCGCGTACATAGATTGTTTTATCTGCTGTGTTAACTGCAATTTCGCCCGCCTCTAAATTGGCAGTCGTTGGTATCGAAGAAGCAGTTTCGCTTTTTTTAATTTTAATTACGTTTGCCATAGATTTGTTTATCCGTAAGTTGTACTCGTACTACCAGGAGTATCTGGCACGGGAACTTGTTGTGGAATCTGCTTTCGAAGTTCTTCCATCTCCTCATTAGCAAGAGACAACTGAGTTATTAGCATGGTTTTTTCCATGGTGAGAGTTTTCAGTTGCTCTGCCAATGCGGCGATATACTTATTGAAAAACGTTGTTTGGTCTACCGCCATAATAAAACCTCAAAAATATTAGTATGTCCCACCATCAACGACATTTGACCATACAGGTGTGCCACTATTTGACTTTAAAAAGTACCCGTCTGTTCCTGCTGCTGTTACGGAAATTGCACTGGAACCGTTACCATACAAGATACCGTTAGTTGTGAATGATGATACGCCTGTACCACCATCTGCAACTGTGATGTCGGTAATGCCTGACACAGTACCACCAGTGATGTTGGCAACCAACGTACCCATGGTGTATCCTGTAGCAGCAGTATTCACGGTTGTTGATGGCTCAGTTTGTGAATCTATGAATAGCTTGAACTTGTTGCTGTCTGATGCATCATTGAACAACCCAGCATACTTGGTTGTGGCTGCTACAACATATTCGGCATAGAACCCCGTGTCAACACTGTTGGCTGAATTTTCATCGGCAAACTTGAACAATGAATCATTGGTTGTAACAGTTGTTGAATTGACAATGGTTGATGTTCCATTAACTGTTAAATTACCAGCAACAGTAACATCAGCACCTGACATTGAAATAGCCGTTGTGCCACCAGATGATTTGATGTCATTACCTGTAACCGTTAAGTCACCCGTAACTGTTAAATCAGCGCCGATTGTTGTTGTACCTGTTGCAGCACCAATTGCTGTTGCTGTTGATGCACCAAATGCATTCACTGTTGTTGCTGTGGTATTAAATACAGCTAGTGTTGAGCTGGCAGATACAACACCCGTAGTGAATGATGGTGATGTACCAAATACTAATGCGCCCGAACCTGTTTCATCGGAAATGACACCTGCAAGTTCCGCAGAACTCGTAGCGGAAAATGCACTTAACTTGTTTGCGGTATAAGCAACAGTACCACCTGTACCAAACGCAAAACTGGAAGCATCTGTGCCCGTGAGCGTTAATGTGTTATTTGCTGTTAATGTCTTGCCATCGGCAATGGTCAATGTTGACCCAGTTGCTGGTGCTGTAATAGCGACTTTATTCACTGATGTTGCTGACGCTGCACCCAACGTTGGTGTCACAAACGTGGGTGACGTTGTAAATGCAACTGTGCCACTACCTGCTTCATCTGTTAAGGCAGCCGCTAAATTTGCACTACTTGGAGTTGCCAAGAACGCGGCAACGTTGGCACCTAATCCAGAAACACCCGTTGATATTGGAAGTCCTGTTGCGTTTGTCAAAACACCTGATGCTGGTGTTCCCAGAGCAGGAGTCGTTAATGTCGGGCTAGTTAACGTCTTGTTGGTTAATGTCTGTGTGCCGTCAAGTGTGGCCACAGTACTATCAATGTTGATTGTTACCGTGTTGTTGGTAACTGCGGAATCAATACCAGTTCCCCCAGTGAACGTTAATGTTTCACCTGTTGCAAATGAATCACTTCCTGTATCACCTGCAAGGGTAAATGAGGATGACGCTGGAGCAGCAAACGAGAGTGTGCCTGACCCGTTGGTTTGTAACACATTCCCAGCTGAGCCATCAGCAGTGGGAAGTGTTAATGTGTAATCACTTGCTAACGTATTTGGCGCTTTAATGATTACTTTGTTAGCGCCATTGTTCGTGGCTTCCTTGAATACAACCTGACCACCAACAGCTGCAACTTCTTGCACCAACATGCTATCAACTGTATTTGTGTACTTCTTACCACCAATTTTATCAATAACTTCCGTGGTGCCATTGCTTGCAAGCGATGAAATGTAAAGTATAGCACCCGCGCCAGAGCCAGCCTGGTCTTCGCTGTAGGCTAACTCGCCTTCTACAAGGTCCGCAGTTCCTGGTGCTAATACGCCTGAAGACCGTTTAATCTGAATAACTGTCATTGCTGTTTTCTCCTAGATGATGTTTAGTACGTGCCGCCGTCAATAACGGACACTCCTTCCAGCGATTGTGCGACCCATTTTTCTGTCACGGTGTCGTACACCAACGTGAATCCATCATCTAATCCATTTGTTGTAATGTCAACATTTTTCAGTTTTTCTAAATCTACTAATGGAATATCTACTTTTCTTACTGTTGTGTTTATACTTGGCGCTGCGGAAACGGTGGTTGTAAGTGCCGGCCGAGCGCCCACTGTTACTGTAAGAGCCATTACTTGGTTACCTCGGGTGTAATAGTAACAATACCTTCAAGAACTCGCGTGACAACGCTGCTAGTATTAACTATTTCAATATCATATACATACCGCCCAGATTTTAATGCAGAGGTCTGGGCGTCTGTAAGGGATATTGTTAATTCACCATCTGTGGGGTCAGCTCCCGCAGACGTGGTAAACGATGTATATGATGTTGCGCCATAACTCTTACGCAATTGAGCGCGCAACGTGTACCCGGTGAGGTTTACCGCTGCCCCTGTGGCATCAGCCACGTTGATGGTTAGCGAGTATGTTGTTCCCTGGTCTATTACTAAATTGCTAATTGCAGCCATGATCGCCGGGCTAAGTGTGTATTATATACTTTAAACTATTTATACACGAATGGTATTTTACAGTGCATCGAACCGAGCTTTCAGCCAATTCCAATCTTCTGATTTACGTAAATGTTCCGGAGCATTAATGTTGTCAAGTGCATAAGCATGTCCTTGCTCGGCTCCTTTGATGACCCACCCTGACTCAACTCCTTCGGCAAATGCCAGCCATCGTGCCAACCAATGTTCAGATTCAATCGTACCTCTCAAAGTAAGTTTCACAGCTTCACGAAACGCTGTTCTCCATGCTTCATAAGGAGTCGTAGCAAATGTTGCTTCACTCACAGTTCTTGGAACACTATGAATCGGACTATATTCAGTAAAATCTAATCCAAAATCTTCAGGTGTATTGAGTACAAGGTCGGTGTTATAACATACCACACCCATGTGTCCATACTCTAAACGATTGCTCATGTTTTTAGCACGAAATACCACATGCTCCTTGGATGGTTTTGATATAGGATAATCAAATACCGTTCTATCTGTAATGAAATTCTTTCCGGTCACAACAAAGAAATTTCTAGCTCCCCTTGATAAATCCACACACCGATGAAACATTTTTCGGCGTCCATCAATGCCATCTACTCGAACAGCACGGGGGCAAAGATTGACTAAATGTTCCCAATTCTTATCTGCATTACTTTCTCCGTTACTAGTAAAAAATACTGGAATAGCATCGTCCTCTGGTTTTTTTACGCCCTTTACTCCCCTTACAGTGTGAAGGGCAATAACTGGGTCCACCTCAATGATATTTTTCTTACTCCATTCCCAGGGGTCCGCACTTTCTTTCTTCATTTTTTGAATCATCTTCTCATCACCCATCCAGCCAGCAATGAATACTTGTTCTTCATCATGTTTTACTGTAAAAATAACAGGGCCTTCCATATGCTCCCATTTGCCTTCTTTGTAACAAAACAATTTTTTCTGACTATCTTTTTCTTCGATTAAGTTGATGTAATCATGCACGGATAATTCCTTTTCTCCGGCTTGCACCCATCCTTTGGCAGACACTACTGTTTCCATGAAATCAGTGAACCATCCCAAGGTACGAATCCAAGGCTTCAATTCAATCTTCCAATGCTTATCAAATACATCACTATGTACCAACCAACTTTCATTATGTAGCATGTTATTTACCTTTCTTTTTGAGATGGCGTTTCACTATTTGCTCATTGTTTACTTCAAGACTTGGACCAAATGCCCATTGTCCTACATGACGAATTTGCCGACTGAGATTCATATCAACCATAATTTTATATCCTGCATCACGAAGCTTCTGTTGAAAATAAAAATCTTCACCATGCCACTCTTTATCTTTGTACTCAAAAGAAAAAAACGGTGCTTCAATATCTGCCAAGATGGCTGGGCGCATCATCATACACCCCATGCCAATACCCTCGACTTCTTCCAGCTCTTGGTCCGACTCTAAAGGTAACCAATTTTCCCAATCACCACGTTTCGGGTAGGCAACTGTTTGTAATGGTGAGGCGCGTTTCATGTAATTGGCACACACAACATTTTGGTCATGTGCCATAAGCCTCATGGCAGTTGTGCTAGGGAACATCATATCAGAATCCAACCACAAAGCATAGTCAGCGTTAATTTCTAGTGCCTGATTCGCCAACCGTTCTCGCTGTGATAATAAAATTGTGCTTTGGTCATAGATGACATGAACATCAATCCCTGCCATTGTTGTGGTTTTTACCAATTCAACCAACGATGCTGTAAATAAACTGTAAATGCTTTCTCGGCATGGAATTAAAATAGCAAGTTTTGTGGGGCGCGTGTTCCAAATACTTAAATCATAGATGTTCTTGCTCATAGGCCAGGGACGCCTGAGGCGAGTACTGCCGACTGTGATGAAATGTCTGTAATCATATTAACAATTTCTTGGACACGTTTCACAACAAGCCGATAATCAGCCATTGGAAATTGTGTAATGGTGTTTAATGTATCAACACCATATCTTTCAAAGATTAAAATTTCCATTGCAGCTTGTCTTGCCCATTTTTCAATCATAGCAAACCTTACTGTTTGCGGATCATTGGTAAGTAAATTATATAGCTGGTGTGAATCATATTCTGCGAGAATGGATTCCAAGAATGCAATTCTTTCGGGCCAAGCTTTTTCTTCCTTCAGATACTTTATTTCGTATAGAAGTTCAGATAATTTCTTTTTATCATGTCCAACAGAAACCCAACGGATATATCGTTCTTCGTATTCCGATGGGTTTTCATTAACTGCGGCTATCATTTCTTCAACGGTAACGGCCATGTTCACTCCACTATAAAATATTATAAAGAATTATATAACAACTATTTATCTAGTATGTTCCAACACTCCCAGTGGGATAGGCGCTACCAGTTGTTCTTCCTCCGAAATCACTTGAGAGCGCAATCGGGCCTGAGCTGATACTGATTTGTGCACCAATTGTTGCTCTCAGTTGAATTGTACCGCCCGGAGCAGCTAATGGTGAAGCGCCTCCTAAACCATATGCACGCGCCACACGCCCCATAGAGATGGCACTTGCTGTTGCTGGTATTACCCCCATAAAAACTCCTATTTGCTAAGTATTATTGCTTGCTTGAATTATTTTTTAGTTCATCTAATTCTGCTTTTAATTCCTTGATGGCTTCAATGAGCAATGGCACCAACTTCTCGTACCGAACTGCCATGTATTGGTTATCAATGGGAGCTGCAGCAACAACTTCTGGTAGTATAGCGAACACTTCTTGTGCGCTGACACCGACTTGACGTTCATCATTTGTAAAGCCAAGTGACTTGGCAACTTCATTTTCTGTGAAATAATACCCGTTCAGTTGTACTACCTTATTTAGGGCATTTTCAATCTTGCCGCTGAAATTCTTTAATCGAGAATCAGAAAAATACGCAGTGATTTCAGACGTTGCTGTAATGGCACCTGTTACTGTTAATGCGCCCGAAGCAAGAGTGCCAGCAACTGTTGCGTTGGCACCCGAGAATGTAACTGCTGTTGTGGGTGTTGCCCCGGACTTGATTAACAACTCTCCGCCAGATTGAGTTAGAGCAGCAAATGTTGTGCCCCCGTCCTTCAGAATGATATCGGCGCCGTCGGCATCAAGAACAATGTCTGCGTCAGAATCAAGTAGGATATTCGTGGATGCAACACCATTAATTGTGGCAATTGTCGGTGTGGTGATGGTTGGGCTAGTAGCAAATACATTTGCGCCAGTTCCCGTTTCATCTGTTAATGCTGCAAGTAATTGCGCTGATGTGAACGAGCCAAGCACCGCGGCGTTCCCAACCGATGTAACATGCCCCGTTAAATTGGCATTGGTTGTAACGTTACCCGCTGTCAATCCTGCCGCCGTGCCTGTCACATTGGTCATGACACCTGATGCTGGTGTTCCTAATGCCGGAGTGATTAATGTGGGTGAAGTTGCAAATACATTTGCGCCAGTTCCCGTTTCATCTGTTAATGCTGCGGCTAGTTGTGCCGATGTGAACGAGCCAAGCACTGCGGCGTTGCCTGTGCTTGTTATGTGACCAGTAAGATTGGCGTTCGTTGTAACGTTACCAGCAGTTAATCCAGATGCTGTGCCAGTTACGTTGGTCATGATGCCCGATGCTGGTGTTCCCAGAGCAGGTGCAGTCATTGTTGGGCTTGTTAATGTCTTGTTGGTCAGTGTTTCAGTACCTGTCAACGTGACAAAATTATCATCACTGAGCGCGGTATTAAACTGGGCCACAGTACCAGTCAAGGTGTTACTGGTGAGATTAATTGTTTTGTTGGTCAGTGTTTCTACCCCAGCCAATGTAGCAAAATCTGCATCACTAAGCGCGGTGTTAAACTGAGCCACGGTACCAGACAACGTGTTACTGGTGAGATTAACCGTTTTGTTTGTTAGCGTGTCGGTTGTTGCTTTACCTACCAATGTGTCGGTTGCTGCTCCATTATACCACTTTAAAGCACCTGCGTTGTTCCAAACATCGCCAGTTACGGGCGAGGTGGGGTCGGCAGCGCCTACGGTAAGCTTGATGCTTGCAGTACTTGTGCCACTTATCACTGTGGACAGTTTTCCCGTCATTGCGATAGTTCCGTCGCGGTCCACCTTGTCGGTGTTCAGCGCACTAAAGTTATCGTCAACCTCAGTATTTGTTAACGGCGACCCCTTGGTATTTCTTAGTGTTAATGACGACATCTTCTATCCTCTGGTTGTAATAATTTGTTGTAACATGATTTTAATTTCTGCTATTTCATCTTTAACTATATTTATACTCGTTTCAAGTTCTTTCATTCGTAGGGCATTCAACTGTTTTGCTTTGTATGCCATCAATCCAGCTGTATCTGTGTTGTGTATCGCTTGGCTGTTGGCATCACGCCTAATTTTGCTTATTTCCATGTTATGCCATGAGAGATAACGCTCTCATGCTGTGAATTGTCGGTGTGTATTGTGTGGCAGTACTCAACAACACAATTTTTATAGCAAACGTACCAAATTGAGTGAACGACACGCCCCCCTTGGTGTATTCATACACCCCTGAAGAATTGAGTCCCCCAACTGATGTGTCCTCGTCATGCCCATTTTTATTCAATTTGTACATGTATTCTCCCGCGCCCAATCCTTCTCGATTTGAACTTTCATTCATGCGTGTCCATGGACGTGTTCTTATGTCTGTGGCATCTCCTGGAGCAAGAAACTTTCCATAGACTCCGACGGAAGTACCACTAGGTATAGTCGCATCCAAATATACAATTAAATCATCTGCTTCTTGTCCAGACCCCAGTACAGTATACCGAGTATGGTATTTTGCATTCCCCAGCACATCGGTCGCTTCATAGTCAACCGTCAACACATTATTCGTAGCATCAACGACTATTGCAGAATTTTCTTCCAGCGTCATATGAGTGGCATCAACTAGGTTTGCTACAATTCCAATCACCTTCCCAACGCCTTTATCTGAGGAATCTCGAAGAACGGCTCCAGGAATAACTTGATTGATATATGCAGTAGCGGTGCCAACAACTTCTTTTACACTTGTTGAGGCAATGGCAGAAGTCCCTGATATTGTTTTTTTGTTACTCTTAATAACATTTTCATAGCCAATAATCTGTGATTTTGCAATATCAACAATGGGAGAAATGTTTGTATTACTCGTTGACATGGTTGCCTTAATCATCAATGTCCCATCTTCATCATCATCGGCAATGTCTAATCCGGCAGCACCAACACCTACTTCATATGAATGAGAATAAATTACTTTTTCTTCATCTAAAGGAGACAGCTGTGAGTTTTTTGACAATACTGAATATGTCGCTGGCTCTACTTCAGATGAATTCCAAATCTTTTGCTCAAGTGTTACAGATGAATCTGTGAACTCAATGAATGAAATAGCTGAAGCAATTTTATGTATGTATTTTCCTTCAATGTCTGCGGTGTATGGCTCCAATGTCACGGTTGCTGTTTTATCTTGAACATATACTGTGGCAGATGCCAGTGCAAATAATGAAACAGCATTAAGCACCAATGTTGTATCATTTGTTATACTTGCTACCGTACCAATGATTCCATTGTTTGTTTTAATTAATACATCGCCCACTGCGATATCTGATGTAAATGCCGTCCCTGCCCCTGTTACTGTTGTACTGGAAGTTGATGCGGTCACAGTTCCTTGCACAACCTTACCTACGGAAATCGAAGAATCTTCAGCAAATGTTCCTGATGATATTTCCGTATGGGCTACACTATGTATTGGATCGTACACCTTGACGGTGCCGATACCGGTTGATGAAATGATAACATCACCAACTTCTATTGTACTTGATGCATCGACAATGCCAAGGTAATCAACTTTTTTATTTTTTAGATATAACACACTAGTATTATCATCAAACAGCGCCTTATATATTGTGAACTTCATATCTCTTGTTTCCGACACCGTCCATTTCACACTGTTCGATGAAATATACAATCGTCCAGCTGATGGTTGTTTGTCAATCTTTTCATTTGTGCCAAGCTTTGTTTGCCCCAATTCTGCTGTCCATATTTCATACCCCTCACGCCCACCTGCGGGGAGTAGAACTATTGCATATTCTTCACTATTCTTTAGATACAAGGGTGAAGTAAAAGTGAATTGTGTGGCAGCCGAGGCATCAGATGATGCATTGACATCTTTCGGATACAACGTCACGGTACTTAATGGCAATATCACATCACCAGGATTCCCGTTCACCGTCTGACGAATTTGTAATGTAATGGGGATGTTTGCATCAGTGGGCTTTGCTTTAAAATACACATCAATTTTTGTAATGAACAATCCATTCGTATATCCGGATACAAAGAATGTTTGTGCAATGGGATCTTTGAAATTTGCTGTTGATGGATTCACTGTTGTTATGCGTTCAACAGATAATTCTCTGGGAGATGTTGCACGTGCAAATGTAACATTCGGATTTCGTGTTGATGTAATTCTCCCTGTGTCATATGTGATTGCTCCATATGATGAAAATGTTGTAACAGCCACACAATCTGTTTGTGCTGTGGGATCAGATGCATTGTTGGTTACAACAAACAGTCTCACACCAGTTTTAAATGTTTCGGGGGGGACACGGAACACACCAGAAATTTCTCCTGATGCATCCGTTAGCAACGTGGACCCAAAAGAATTGCTCACTTGCATTCTGCAATAGGCAGCAACACTTTGCCCATCAAAGAAAGGAAACACAACGGTATTGGGTTTTAACCCTTTTACATTGAAAAAAATTGTCACACTTCTCATGTAGGGCAAGGGTGCTTCAGTATCTTGCACAATAGATCCATCTGCTGCGATAAATGTCATGGGAATTTTTTATTAAATTTGATATGATGATGTTTCAGCTTGTAACATGTTTTCGCGGCTGAATTCTCCCCCACTCAGTCCTAGATCACGCCAGACCCAGCCGCCGCCACCGCTACCACTGGGGACAGTTTCTTCGGCCGGCGCTGTATAATCTTGTGGTAGTACTACTGGCGTTCCTTCCACTTTTATAACAGGGACTTCATAAATTTCAGCCGGCAGGTCCGGCGGCTGAAACGGGCCGAACGGCGTTTGTTCACCGCCACCACAAGTGCGTTCTATAGCGATTTCTCTCTCTATTATTTTCTCTACTATTTTCTCTACTTCTACTCTTTGTATTTCTACTTGTCGTATGTACACTATCTCTGGAACAGGAATATTTACTGTTACCTGAACTTCTTTCTCTTGAATAATTGTTCTAACAACTTCCACATTGTTATACACAATTTGCGGCACAAATTGTGTGATGATTTCTGGATGAGAGCGATGTTCAAACCAAATATCTTCTGCAGGAACTAGCCCAATGTTGCCCTCATACCCATATACAACATTGTTAGTGACCTGTATTGCTTCTGACGCATATGGATTCTCTGAGAATACTTCATGAACAAATGCCAGTGTCGCAATATCACCATCACTCGGCACATTAACGGTGGAGGGTCTCATGTCTGTTGCAAGAATTGTTTCAGTAATTCCAGTATACGTAACCAATCCGGTACTATTTGAAGTTTGCCCCACAACCGCATATGTTGCATTATCAACAAACGTTCCTGTAACCTCGGTCAAATATAAACGCACCCATTTATAATTTCCTCCACGTGCAATTTCCACTGCATGTTCAATAACACCCGTAGCACCAGACGTGGCTTGTACGACCGATTCACCGACGGCATATTTTCCAGCTGATACTGTTTGGCGAACAACAATGGAACAATCTTTGGGCTTCAAGTAAATTCCTGAGCTAGTAGCACTACTGTATTCCAAATCAATGCTGTCGGAATCTACACGCGCAGTAAGAATTCCCCCACTCACTAAACAATTATTTGTAGGATTTTCTAAATTTAATTTATCTGTGCGTTCAAATGAATCAACCAAGATGCCATTCTTAAATCTCTCATCGCCGGCAGAATTATACAATAATGCATTGATGGTTTTTTGTTCTAAGAATGTTAATTTTGTTAATGTTTCTAGATTCTTGAGCTTTTTATCAATTACTCCAATATCAGCCATTGTAAATCTACGTTGCAACTCTGCTTGTGAAAATCTAGCAGCTGTTGATGGGCGTGAACTTTCTTTTGCCATTTTTGGTGACAACGCAGGGAACGGAGGAAGTAATACCGTTCCTAAATTCATGCAATTATTAGGCTGGGACGGTGCCTCGGGACGTACTGCCGGTGTTCCATTAAGAACGGAAAAATTACCATCAACATCTAATATAACTCTGTCAATGCGTCCAATATTCCATTCAATATCCGTTGTCAAGCTTTCAGTTGGATGGGGAATGAACATTGGTGTAAACCCAGTGAATAACTTAGGATGAAGATTACTTCCCACAGTTGATGTTTCTGTATACGTAACAGGATTAATGGTGGCAGAAGTTATTGTTGATGTAACTGTTGATTTGTTCGCAACAGTAGGACGGAAATCTAAACAGTTACGTAAATCATAAGAAACACCGTTGGTACTGTTGAATATTGGGATTTGTTCCCATTTAATTTGTGACGCAGATGCTGCGACGCCTTGTGTAGGCAATGGATATGAATCAACACAGAAGAACGCACCAGCAGAATGTATGAAGTGATCTAGCTGAATAACATACCGACTTTCAGGTATCAATACTGCGGACAATGTTGCCATATCATATAAGCCATCCTTCTGCCCATTTTTTATAGATACTTTGTCTGTGATGTCTGTTCCTGACGATGCAATTGATGCCCATGCTGTAGATGTTGTTCCAGACTTCACATAGTCAATGGCAATTACATCGTACAAGCCCAATGATGGAATGGTATCAAAGCTGTTTGTTGCCATGTTCCAATTTGGATGAGCAGCGGTCAATGGTACTGCTGTAGCTACAACGGCAGCATTCGCAAACAACGTAATGTTTCCAGCGGTCGTGGTAGCATCATTCTTGGGGAGTACCGATGCCACTGTTCCCAGAAGAACATATTTTGTGGTATACGTTAATCCTGTTGGTGTTCCAGCTGTGGTAACAATTGCTGTGCCATCTGTGTTTGTCAATGTGAATGCTGAAATGGCACCAGCACTCCCGGTTACAGCAGACACCGTGTAAATATTGCCTGTAACGTATCCTGTGATTGACCCAGTTCCGCCATATGTTCCTGTGATTGTCACTCGGTCACCAATTACTAATGAAGATGCGCCACATGAGAATGCACCACTTGTGTTTGTAATTACAATGGTGCTTAGCTCATTCTTATACAGTTTACTTCCCACGGGGCAATATTCTGATGTAATATCAACCCCCGCAGCAGCGTTATACGATCCTAGTGTGATAGTCGTAGAACTTGTTGATGCTGTTCCCGCCAAATAAGAAGATCCTGCGGTGATTACACCGAGTTTTTTTGTTGTTTGTAAACGAACCAATTTGTCAGCACTCAACGTTTTTGTACGAGGTGACACATTCGACCGAGTAACTGATACAATAACTGTCACAGTAGCACCTGGTACCAACGCAGAAGATGTAGCAGGGGTGTATACGTTAAGTGTTAACGAAGTTCCAGAAGAAACTGCAACTGTCATGTTTCCCCCGGTCATATCAATCATCTGCCCGGGCTTGTATCGATTCACTGAGCCAGAAGATGTTACTATGTTTGTTTCTGCGACAACAATAAGTTCGCCCAAAATAGTTGAATTTGGTGCAGCTGAAAAACTCAATGTCTCATCACCACTAAGTGACACTGTAACAACTCCACTTGTAGACACTGTGTTTCCTGTAATTACCTTTCTATAGACGAACTCGTTGTCCACTGAAGATGGCTGAAGTGTCTTTATAAAATCATATGCAGTAGGAATAACAAATGGTGAGTATTTGGTATCTAGTAATGTCGCGGGGGCTGAAGCAATGTCAGCATGAAAATCTATGGATCCATTATTATAATACACGCCTAACACAGATGAAAACGCCCCCCCTGTCATGTTAATATCATACAAATATAACTTGTATTTACATGCTGCCGTAGCGTTTGTTCCGGAATGATATGCCATTGTTGCAATTCTAGCTGTTCCGATTTCACTCCCCGCTGCTGCCTGTGCTGAATAGTCTCCGTCTGTTACAGCACCTGCTGCACCTGACCGTAATGAAACTAACGCTCCATTCACCGGGAGAGTTCCACACACTTCATCAACAATGACATAATTACCATAGGCGGTTGATAACGAAATTGACTCGCGTGTCAAACTATCTAAAGGCTTAACAACCTCAAGATATTTTGTGGCAAACAATTCATATTCAAATCCCCGAACATAGGCTTTACCTGGCTCAACACCTAATGCCAACGATCCTAGGTTGCCTCCTTGCCCAGATGTATATACACCATCATTGCTGCCTGATTTCAAATGTTCCCGGATATTATATGCAAAGGGAGTAACAACATAATCTCCCGATTCATCATATGTTCTGCGTGCCAATGTTTTATTTAATTCTGCATATTGGGTTCTATCATATCTACGACTTATTGCACCAACACTAACTTCATATAAAATAAAGAATCCTTCAACAGGCTCAGTAATGGGGTATTTTGTAAGAACTGTTGCCAACTTATATCTGTCAGCACCGGGTGCAGTATAGTTAAATGCACCTTGTGCGGGGTCTAGCAATGTATCATCATCCTCTGAAGTGACAATGATTTCTTCCACGAGGAATCCAACTTTCTTCGATGGTGTTGCACTAAACTTTTCAAGTACAATCGTTTGTGAATAATGACGAATAAAGTTACCATTGGCATACACGATGCCATCACCCACTGAAAACAACGAGCCTTTTGTAACAGGTGTCTGTGAAGCATCAGCAACAGAAAGTGTTACTGTATCGTCTGATTCCAATTCAAGAACTTCATCAGCGACAAACGTAGTTGATGTGCCAGACGTTCCTTGTGAAATGTATTGTAAAAATACTGCTTTGTGTTCAGTTACTTCACTCCCCGTTGATGTTTTTCGTACAATCGCGCGTACACCATTGGTGCGTCCTACCAGTACTTGGTTTTCAAATGCCAATAACGCTGCATCTGTAATTGTAGTTCCATCAACATCGGTATCAAGGATTTTTATAACATCAACATTGAAATTTGTGGATTCAGGGCATCCAGAGATGACACTACCTTCCTTGAAGATGTTGTCACTAAACCGCTTAATTTGGTCTTGAAGAATGGTTTGTAGCTGTGTTAATTCTCTTGCTTGGACAGCATACCCGGGCTTAAACAATACTTTGTGAAAGTTATTGGTTTCATCAAAATCATCAAAATATGGATAGGTATTTAAATTGAGTTTAGCCATGTTTCCTTAAAAGTTGATATATAATTTAATTGTCTCTGTTTGCTCTATTTGACGAGCAAGTGAGGCGATGTTGTTTAAATAAATGATGTCGCCCGTTTTTTGCCCAATTTCAGGAGGTATAACTTCAGTGAGTGTAAGCCCTGAAGTACTCTCGGTGTCATTTGTTAACAGGGTGCTTGTTGTCAATGTACTATTTATCACAGGTAACAGATAGACTGTGTTTCCACTTACATACGATACAATAAATGAGCCATTATTATCTGAAGAAATTTCATCATCCAAATTGTATTCTGTACCATCAGGCACGGTTATTACATAACATGCATTTCCTGTGTTTGAATTAAACAATGTTTCATTTGAATAATCTCTGATGTTTTTAATAACACCATATTGTCTAAAATCGTTATCAAGAAAGAAGTCAGTTAGAAAATCTTCAACATTTACTGATATCCCTAACGTTGTAGCAAAAAGTTCTTGGGGAATATTTGAGCCATGTCCGCCCTGTGGAGAAACTGTCGCTTTCAATGCAGCACCCGTGCCATCTCCACTAATCAACACATTGGCAAATGTATACCCAGAACCACGGTCTGTAATTGTGACACCAGTGATGACACCTGCTGTAGCAACCACGGACGCAGTAGCGCCACTCCCATCTCCTTCAATGGTCACAGACGTTGTTGCCGTTAAATAATTTGTGCCGCCCGCTATAATTGAAATCAAATCTATTTGACCAGAT